AGGGATATTTCAGTTGTACAAATGCAGAAAAATTAGAAAATTTTTATACAGGATCAATAACTTCAAATCATAACAGATACTATCAAACTATTTATAGTAACAAAAACACATCATCAGAACATCGTGAATTTGATATATCGTATGCACATATATCTGGATCTGGATCTTCTTATACAAATATAATTGGAAACACAACAACGGAATACTTGCCCGCAAAAACAATGTTTCGTAAATACATGATGGATTGTTTTGAATCAACTTCTGGAAAATTTCAATTTAAGAATAATGCAAACGGTGATTATTTTTATGTTGTACATTTTGACAGAGATTCAATTAAAGACAGATTGGATCCTGGAAATTTTCAAATTACATTATCACCGATAGTATCAAATCCAAATCAACTATACAATACTGGAAGCAATTTTTATTTTGATACTGGATCAGATGTTATATTTACTCTAATAGACGATTCAAGTGATGGCAAAGAAAAAATATCTTATACAGAAGATATTAAAGACTACTATTATTTGGTTTCTGGATCTTTACAAGATGGTATACATGATACTGATGATGCTAATGCTTGGGGGGTTGTATTCCCGAAAAAAGGATTTCTTATTTTAGATGGGGTTGTTTTGGATCAATCATGTTCCTTTAACACAGTTACCGCTTCCATTCAAGGCGATAATATACAAAAATTATTTTATGCAATAAGTGGTTCTACATCACCAAATGCAGTTAGATCAGAATATGGTGCTTGGTATGCTCGATCATCTGAATTAACATTAGTTGAAACGTATTTTTGTAGAATTAAGGCTGATGAAATGTCTTATTCCAGTAATCCAACATATGTTAGTGGTAGTAAAAATGAAGTTAGATTTTTTTCATTTAGAGAAAATCCAAAAGTTGCAATCACAACAATAGGTTTGTATAATGATAAAAGAGAACTAATTGCCATTGGTAAAACAAAAAAACCAATAATTAAAGGTAATAAAGATGAATATGTATTTCAAGTAAGAGTGAGAACAAACTAATGTCATTTCAATTTGGAAATAATTTAAGCGTTGCTTGGAAGAAATTAAAAGGCGGTGATTATACCGTTAGAACTTTTGAGGCAAATAAACTATGGCGTTTTGAAACTGTCACTAGTAGTATTTATCATCATGCAAAATATGGAATGAATTTGTATCGTGCACTTTATCCAGAAAATCACAAGTATTTTGGTAATGTTGCAAATTTAAGTTCATCTCTATATGAAAGAGTTTTTACTACTCAAAGTATTGATCCTAAACTTTTATGGTATTATTTGGATCATAATTTTTATACTGAATATGAAAATAATAAAAATCCATTGGACATAACTGATGATAATACTGTAACATACCTTTGGCAATCAAGTTCAATTATGGCATTACCGATGGGTATGTTTGGTGAGGGGATTAAGGAAGGATCCTTTACCGTAACAAATCACTATCAGTATTCGGCATCAGAAGTTGGGGGAATACCATCTCAATATGGACCACCTCAATCTGCATGGGAATATACATTGATAGATGACGGTCATGGAAATTTGATAGATACTGTATTTGATGAATCCAATTTTGTTCCGAATGAATACAACCTTTTGTATATTGGATTTAATGAAAAATATAGAGAGTTTAATTACAAAAACAATAAGTTAGATTACACCATGGATTTATCGCCATATAAAAATAATGTAGATATAATCAATCCAAAGTTAATAACATATCAAACTGGTATTCCAACAACAAATCAAATTAGATCTTCTGGTGTTTCTGCTAATTTTAATGGTTCATATCTATATCTTAAAAATAAAGATAGATTCAATTTTAATAGTGGAAGTGATTTTGCTTTTAGTTTTTGGATAAATATACCACCAACTCAATCAATTTTAACAAATAATTTCAATTCTCTTTTTGATAAAAAAACAACAAACAGTAGTGTAGTAAATGGTGAGGATCTTGTAACAACATCCATAGTAGAAAATTTATACCCATTTGATATTACTATAAGTAATTCAAATGAAATGATTTCTGGTTCAATACACTTCAAACAAAAATCAGAAGTACAATTAGTTGAAGTCAGTTCAAGTGCACTAACATCGAGTATTTGGCATCATGTTGTTTGCCAAAAAACTGGAAGTGAATATCAAATATGGTTAGATGGTATTCTTAATGCATCTGCATCCTTGTCAATATCAGATAGAGTCCGAAATAATAGTGAATTTTATATTGCAGATAACGGTACGGGTGAAAATTATTTTTCTGGATCACTTGACGAAATAAGAGTATACAACAAGGGATTGAGTTCTAACGAAATTCTACATTTAAGTGATAACCATATAACAGCAAGTTATGCATATCAGACAAATAGAGTTGGTAACATTTTTTATGAAAAAGGAATGGTTGTTGTTTCTGATCCAAGACCAAAGTATGCAAATGCTCTTCTAGGTAATACTGGTAATTTTGATCATTCTCAAATAACAAATGGTTTTGAAGGACAGTTTAGAAGTACAAAAACAATACACGAACATGAAATAATATGTAAGATTAGAAAAAATGAATTTAATTTTACACAAAATCCTAGCGTGTTAAATGATAATTTGGAAAATAGTTCTATCATTGACAAATATGTAACAAATCCATTTTTTAATCCATACATAACAACTGTTGGTTTGTATAATGAAGATAGAGAATTAGTTGCAGTTGCTAAAATGGGAACGCCTCTTGAAAAAAGAGACGATGTAGATATGAATATCGTTGTAAGGTTTGATATGTAATGCGTAGAAATCAAGTTGCAATAAAACATGGGTTTCGTAGTGGATTAGAAGATAATGTAAATGATTTATTAAAAGAAAGTAAAAAATCATTTGGTTATGAAACAGAAAAAATATCCTACATACAACCAGAGACTAAACACAACTATACACCAGATTTTGTTCTAACAAAAACATCTGGCAATAAAATGTATGTTGAAACAAAAGGTAGATGGGTAAAGACAGACCGACTTAAATTTGACCTTATATTTGAACAATATCCTGGAATAGATATTCGTTTTGTATTCCAAAATCCGAATGCAAAGTTATACAAAGGAAGTAAAACAACCTACGCTCAATACTGTGATAAGAAAGGTTGGCTATGGGCGAAAAAAGAAATACCGGAAGATTGGTTAAAAGAATGCTTGTAATTGTCACAAATTTTTACTATATTTGTGACAAGTATTATTTTACATAAAGTGCGTTTTATGATTAACTACGATTTGTTATCTCTTGTAGAAAAAGTTCTCGGTAAAGGTAGAAGAACATCTGGCAACAATTATTCGTTCTTCTCACCATTCATCAGTCATTACAAACCAAAACTCGAAATAGATTTATCAGTAAACAACAATTCAGAAAATCCATGGCATTGTTGGGTTAGTAATGCTAAAGGTAGAAGTATTGTTTCACTTTTCAAGAAATTGAAAGTTGGTAGACAATATCAAGAAGACCTTAACAAAATACTCAAAACAAAAAACCTATACATTCAGAACAAAAAAGTAGAACAAGAACAACTTACATTACCGAAAGAATTTATCAGTTTATATCAGTTTCCAAAGATAAAAGATATTCAGATAAAAATGCAGATGAAACAGGCATTAAATTATTTGAAATCAAGAGGAATTGGTAGAACAGATATTTTGAGATATGGTATTGGTTATTGTCCAAGTGGAAACTATTCTGGCAGAATTATCGTTCCGTCTTATGATGACAATTTTAATCTAAACTTTTTTGTTTCTCGCTCTATATTTGAAGAAGATGTATTGAAATATAAAAATCCAAAATGGAGTAAAGATGTTATTGGGTTTGAAAGTTTCATAAATTGGGAAGAACCTATTACACTCGTTGAGGGTGTATTTGATGCTATTACTGCCAGATACAATGCCATTCCACTATTTGGCAAAATAATTCAACCAAGACTTATGGAAAAGATATTGTTGCGTAAACCACCGAAAGTAATTGTTGCACTTGACAATGATGCAATGAATGATGCGATAAAAATTTCATCTAAACTACTATGTGAAGGTATCGAAGTATCAATGGTTAAGATGAAACAGAAAGATATAAATGAAATGGGTTTCAAAGATTTTGTTGGTGTTAAGCAAGAAACAAAACCCACAAACAGTTATGACATAATTAAACAGAGGATATTGTATGCGTAAAGAAACATTGTGGGTTGGATCACTTGCTAAAGTAGATACAATTATTCATATTGCAGATGTTCATATTCGTAATCTTAAAAGACACGAGGAATATCGTAGTGTATTCCAAAAAGTATATGATGTTTGTAGAAAAAAAGTTGAAGAAAACAAAAATACAATAATCTATCTTGCAGGTGATATTGTTCATGCAAAAACAGATATGACACCTGAATTGGTTGCAATGGTAACTGAATTTCTTGATACACTTTCAAGAATTGCTCCAACGATTTTGATTGCAGGTAATCACGATTGTAACTTGAACAACATGAGTAGGATGGACGCACTTTCACCGATAGTTTCTCTTATTAACGATGACTTCAATAATCTTTTTTATTTGAAAGAAACTGGTGTGTATGAACTTGAAAATGTTGATTTCGTTGTAAACTCTGTTTATGAGAATCCTGAAAATTTCATTTTGGCAAAAGATGTTAATAGTGGTAATAAAACAAAAATAGTTTTATACCATGGTCCTGTTGATAGAGCGGCAACCGATGCTGGTGTTCTTATGAAACATAATCAAGTAAAGGTTGAAATGTTTGATGGATTTGATTATGGTTTATTCGGTGATATACACAAGTTTCAATATCTTGATGTGGGTGGAAAGTTTGCTTATGCAGGTTCACTCATTCAACAAAATTACGGTGAAGGATTAACACATGGAATAATTGAATGGGACATTAAAAACAAGAAATCAAAGTTTATTGAAATTGAAAATGATTGGTCATATCATACTATTGATGTTGAAAATGGTAAGATAAAAAAATTACCAACAAAGTTTACCAAATACAATTCTATTCGTTTGAGAATAACAAACACACCACATTCGGAAGTCAATCAGATAATGACAGACTTGAAATCAATGACGAATGTTATAGACATCAGAACACAACATATTGTTGGTTCTAGCAACGGTAGTATACAAACAAAAGTAAACCCAATAGGGAAAATCAGAGATATTGAATACCAAAATAAATTGATTACGGATTATGTTAGTGATAAGTTCTCAGTAGCAGATGAAATACTTGAAAAGATACGAAATATAAATCGTAATGTAAATACAAAATTATCTGAAAGTGATGTTGTTCGTAATCTCATATGGACACCTATATTATTTGAATTTGATAATATGTTTTCTTACGGTAAAGGAAATCGTGTTGATTTTTCAAACATGAATGGGATATACGGATTGTTTGCACCTAATGCAAGTGGTAAATCATCACTTCTTGATGCTCTAATGTTCTGTTTGTTCGATAAATGTTCTCGTACATTTAAGGCTGCACAAGTTCTTAATAATAAGAAAGATAACTTCCAATGTAAATTACATTTTATGATTGGTGATAAAAATTATTATATTAAGAGAGTTGCAACGAAAGAAAAAAAGGGAAATGTAAAAGTTAATGTAGATTTTTGGTATGAAGAAAATGGTGATTTGATTTCTCTAAACGGTGAAGATAGAGATACAACAAATTATGCAATAAGAAAATACATTGGAACTTACGATGATTTTGTTCTAACTGCAATGTCATTACAAGGTAACAATACAAACTTTGTGGATAAGGCACAAAAGGATAGAAAGGATTTATTGGCACAATTCTTTGACTTAAATTTATTTGAAGAACTAAACACCATTGCAACTGATGAAGTAAAGGGATTGCAGGCATTGGTAAAAGAATTTAAGAAACAAGATTACTCAACCAAACTTGCTGATGCAAATGGTATTCGTCAAACAAATACCGTTTTGTTAGAAGAAACGGTAGACCAGAAAGGGTATATCGAAAAGAAAATAGAAAAATTAACAGAAGAAATATCGGAATTAAACAAGAAACTTATCCCTATTGATCAAAACTTTTCTTCAAAATCTGTCCAATCATTATTGGATAAGAGATATTTATTAGATAGAAAGATGACTGATTTGACAAAGGAATTGACTGTATTAGAAGATGAATTATCCGATGCAAACTCATCATATGACAAATACAATGGTTTATCGAAAGAGTTTGACAAAGAAACTCTTATGAAAAATAAAGAAATAGTTGATGATGTTAGAAACAAACTTACGCAATTTGAAGCTGATTTGAGAAGTGTAAAGCTGAAAGTCCAACATTGTCAAGATAAAATTGATAACTTGAAAGACCACGAATATGATCCTAATTGTCAGTTCTGTGTAAATAATGTATTTGTAAAGGATGCACAAAATGCAAAATCACTAATATGGGGTTATGAACAAGACCGTGATGAATTGATTTTTGAAATAAAACATCTTGAACAAGAATTTTCAAAAAGTTCATCTGTATACTCTGAATTAGAAAAGTTACATAGTCTTGAAAATAGTGCTTTCAAATATGAAAAACAAATTTATTCTATCGAAAAGAATATATTTTTGGTAAAAGAAGAACTATCAAAGATTAGTGAAGATATATCATCAGTTGATAGTCAAATTGAAAAATTAAAAGAAAATGAAGATACTATAAATCAAAATGCAAAAATTCAATTAGAAATTGCTGACTTGGAAATGAAAAAACATAGAAGTTTGAAGATTGAATTAAAAGAGATTGATGAGAACATTTTGGAATATAGTGGAAATGTTAAGGTTAGTGAAAAGATAATAAACGAATGTGAAGTTTCAATTCAAAAGTTAAAAGACCTTGAAAATGAATATGAGGCATACGATTATTATTTGAAGGCAGTAAACAGAAACGGTGTTCCGTATGAATTGATTAGTAATGCTTTGCCAAGTATTCAAGAGGAAACAAATAACATATTGGCAAACATTGTTGATTTTCAAGTTCTTTTTGATACGGATGGCAAGAGTATAAACACTTACATAGTTTATGACAATGATCGTTTTTGGAATTTGGAATTGTCAAGTGGTATGGAAAAATTTATTTCATCACTTGCAATCAGAACAGCATTGATACAAGTTTCGTCTTTACCAAGACCAAACTTTATCGCAATAGATGAAGGATTGGGTGTCATGGATCCAACGATAATGGCAAACTTTTCTTTGTTCATGGAGTATTTGAAAACACAATTTGAATTTGTGATACTTATATCACACATAGATAGTGTTCGTGATATGGTAGACACACATATTGAGATAAAAAAAGAAAACGGATTTTCTAAAATAGAGACATAGGATGTTGCAAAAAAAGAAACTTAAAAGAAATTTCATAAATCTTCGGACTTTGTTTCGAGATACAAATACTATGTCTAATGACATATTGAACATTTCTTTTATGCCACAAGTTTTTACCGCTGGCAAAAATATATTCAAGTTCAAACCAGATAAAAATGTTGTATCATCAAAGTTTCCAATCAGTATTGAGGTTCTTGATAAAAATGGCAATCCAATTTATCACGAATCATTAAAACAAGTAGATGATTCTGGACTAATAAATGTATCTGTTTATATTTACAATACAGTTCCATCTGGACCTTGTAGTGTAACGATATTGGCAACTGTGGTAAAGGATAGATTGGGCAATCCTTTAAGTGATAAAAACATAAGATTACACAACTACAAATACATACATAGACTATCACTTGATACATCAAAGTTAAATGATAGTGAAATAATATACGATAATTCTCCAAAAATTACTATAAAGGAAAAGAAATTTTCCATAATAGAAGAAAATCACCCAACTGGAAAATTAACAACCGTTAATGGATATGCAAATTATTCTGTCAAGACTGATGGCACACCAACGTTAGTTTCAAGAGATAATGCATTTACATCAGATTTTGTTGATGGTATTGTTAAATTTTCGCATCTTTCATCCGGTTTCAAACCAACTATTGAAACCGGATCTTTCGTTTATTCCGGATCAATTAAAGAAGTTGTAAGTCCATTGCAGATAAATTTGGCAGATGCAGTTTTTGCAACATCTTCAAACGGAATAATCACAAGAATAGATTCCGTTGAAAACCAACCATACAGTATAGAGTATTACAAAAAACCAACAGAAAGAACGATAACAGAAAACATAAAAAGTTATGCAAAGATTGATATATCAGGTTTGGATCCATTGGTTGGTAATACATCAAGAGTTAAAGTTTTTTCAAAAAGTTCAAACAAGCCAAATCAATCTTTTGAATTGGTTTATGATGGTAATATCGAAATAAATAACATTCTTGCAGATTCATCATCAAAGATATTACAAAATCCATTGGGCACTTTTAGTAATGATGTTACTGTTAAAACAATAGGATCTTCTATAAGTTCAAGTTTGAATCCTTTTGATTATTGGATAGCAACCGGATCAAATGGTGCACCCCAAGTTACTCTCGTTACCAGTTCTTTTGGAGATAATGAAACATTTACTGCAATATCTGTTTCTTCTTCTGGAACACCTGCAACTATAACTGGCACACAAGAATTTTTTATAGAACAAACATCTAGTATACAAATACCATTCTATAAAGATTCATTATACACTTTAACATTTGATTACGTTTCTTCTCCAAGTATAACTGATACAAGGACGCCAAAATTTAGAGTTTTTGCATCTGGAAGTTCGTTTACTGCAAATAGTAGATATGGAAAATTTATTGGAAATGTTCCAGTTGGTAAAAAGTATGATAATAAAGTTGTAAAAAATTTCAAAATGAAAATTCCGGTTAATAGATCCGGAACTGGCATAATAAAATTTTTAGTCAATGATGGTATAAAACTTTCCAATATAAAAATTGGAGAGGATATTGATTTTGGTTTTAGTCCAAACAGAACAACACTCTATGTTCCAATAAAACAGGATCATAGAAATGAATACTTGGACTTCAAAGTTCAATACTTTAATGATACATTGAGAGAATCGAATGTATCTTCTTCTTTTTACAATACATATTTTGAAGGTGGTAACACCTACATATATGGAACGGATGCTCAAATAACAGGATCCGTTACAGTTGGACAAAAATCTGGTAGTGGTATAATAATACAAACACAAAATACAACTGGATCAGACGGACAACCAACATCTGGATCATCAATCTCCAGCGATGGATTTAACGGTCTTGATAATGCAAAAGAAAATTTAGAATTGAGCAATCCTTTGTATTATTACAAAAGATTGAGTGTAAGAATTGCACACAATGTAAGTGTTCGTGGCGATAAGACATTATGGGTTTGGGGTGACAATGATGAAGGACAATTAGGGTTGGGTGATACCGATGATAGAAATTCTCCAATTCAAGTTGGAAGTGGTTCATACTGGGTTTCAGCATCCGCTGGTCGTTCACATACTCTTGCATTAAGAAAAGATGGAACACTTTGGGCATGGGGATTCAATGGGGATGGGAGATTAGGAACAAACAATACAACTGCATATTATTCTCCTGTTCAAGTTGGGACTGAAACGGATTGGCATAAGATATTTGCGGGTTCCACAAGTGCTGCTATTAAAAATGATGGCAGTTTGTGGATGTGGGGTAATAATGTCAATGGATCTTTAGGAGACGGCACAACAATTACTAAATCAGTTCCAGTTCAAGTTGATTCTGGTAATTTTTTAGATGTAATTGATGTTGGATTGTTAGGAACTGCAGATACAACTGTTGCAATAAAAAAAGATGGTTCTCTTTGGTCATGGGGTGCATCTGGTGTTTTATCAGGAAGATCCCCTTCAACTGCAGCATCTCTTCCTGTGCAAATAGGTAATAAATTAAATTGGAAATCTCTTTCTGCAAATGAATCTCACATACTTTTATTAAAAACAGATGGAACACTTTGGTCTTGGGGTCAAAATACACATGGACAGCTCGGTGATGGAACAACATCAAATCATTCAACACCTGCTCAAATTGGAACCGGAAATATATGGAAATGGGTATCTTCTGGTTTATCCCATACACTTGCTCTAAAAACAGATGGAACACTTTGGGCATGGGGATTAAATTCAGAGGGCCAATTAGGCGATGGAACAATAACAAATCGTTCAAATCCATTACAAATTGGATCTGAAACTAATTGGTATAGTGTTCATGCGGGAAATGGTTATTCTCTTGCTATAACTAATAGCGGAAGTCTTTATGGGTGGGGTTACAATGGTAACGGTGAATTGGGTATTGGTAACTTTTTAAGTGAATATCCAACATCTACCGAAGTAATAAGTGCTTCTGGTAAACCATTGACCGCATCAAATTTTGGGTGGTCAATAACCAAAGGTGATCCATATGGACTTGGTGCTGGTAATACCGGTATTCAAATGATAAACACCGCAGGATCTGTATTTGATTTCGGAACAGACAATCCAGGATTTCAATTATCTCTACCAGGTTCTACCACTAAATTTTTTGTTGGAAATCCTGATGGTGCTAATATAGAATGGGATGGTGAGAATCTAAAAATAAATGCTGCATCATTAACAAATGTAACGGCATCAAGTAATAATAACGGATTTCCATACAGATTCAATCCAAATACAGACATGGATGATGATCCAGAATCTGGATACTTCACATTTAATAATGCAACCATTGCATCTGTAACACAAATTGCAATAGATAATATAACCAATGATAATGTTGATGCTCGTGCAACAATTTTGGCATGGGGATCTTCTACAAATTCACCAAAAGGTTATCTTACTATAAGAAGTAGTGCAACCGGTGATCCTACTTATGTGTTATTCTCCGTTACATCAGTTTCTGATCAAACGGGTTATGTTGTTTTAACTGTTCAATATGTTGATGGTACAATTCCCGATACAGATGAATTATGTATAATTACATTCTCAATATCTGGAGATGCAGGAACATCAGGAACATCAGGAACAAGTGGAACTTCTGGTGAACAAGGACATAAAGGTGGTTTGGTGTATGAATATATTGATTTGTTAAACAGTTCACCTGCTAACCCTTCTTCTGGAAAATTTAATTTTGTTGCAAACCAACTAGGTATACCACCATATACAATAGAAGATGTTATTAACGTTAATGTACACTATGATACATTTGACGGTGCTGATGTTGGTGCATTTCTGAATACATGGGCAGATTCTACATCTAATCATAAAGGGTACATTTTAATAAAAAGTAATACAAATGATGATTCAACATACGCTATTTTTAATATATCTGCTTTAACTGATTACACAACTGTTGTTACATTTGATGTTACTTATGTTTCTGGAACTTTGCCAGACGATGGTGAAATTTGTGTAATAGAATTTTATAGAACAGGTGATTCTGGAACTGGTGGAAGTGGAACGGGAGGAACAGCAGGAACATCTGGTTCCTCTGGAACTTCTGGTTCATCTGGAACATCTGGAGAATCCGGAACTTCTGGTTCATCTGGAACATCTGGTTCCTCCGGAACTTCTGGTTCATCTGGAACATCTGGAGAATCCGGAACTTCTGGTTCATCTGGAACATCTGGTTCCTCCGGAACTTCTGGTTCATCTGGAACATCTGGAGAATCCGGAACTTCTGGTTCATCTG